GTTAATCCTATCCCTCACTAGAGGTGCTGTATTTCTACATTTTACATCAAATCCTGCATTTTTCAATATACTTATGTCAGTAAATCCACCTGCTGACGTTTTTCTTTGTCTAGCACTAGGGTCAGGGTAAACTATTATCTGTTTATTTGGGTATCTATTCCTTATTTCTTCACACATTTCTTGAGTATTTGAAGAATATATTTGTATTTCATCAAAAACCACTATTGTTTCATTAATTACATAACAAACAACTGCCGTCATAGGGTCTACGTTAAAATCTAAACCAATATGTAATGTTGGGTATTGTTTATCAAACTTTTCAATAATATTTTTTTGCCTATTAAAATTATAATAAATCATTCCAGAATAATTAACAAAAGTTGCTTCATATTCTTGTTGGAATGTTCTTATATCTAAATCCTGTTTAGCCTGTTCTATTTCTTCATCATCTACTTGACCACCCTCTAAAGTTGTATATTTAAATGATGCCCAATCTTTATTAGTTTCACCTTGTTTAAAAAGCTCATATGACCAATTACCAAAACCTCTAGGACTACCACAAAACAAAGCATGACCACCTGTGTCAGATAATGTTGGTCTTAATACTTCATACCATGCTTCTTTGTGTATATCTGCAAATTCATCTAATACTATAAAATTTAAACCGACACCTCTAAGTGATTGTTCATTATCCGCACCTCTAAGGGTTATTTTTGAATTATTTTTTAATGTTATAGTTAAATCGCTGTTATTAACATTCTTAACCCATTTATGTTCTATGAGTTTATCTTTTAATTCAGCCCAACATATTTGTTTAGCTTGTCTATAAGTAGGAGCAACATACCAAACTTTCTGATTTGATTTACTGGCAAATTTAGCCAACTCATTAATAGCTAAATAGGTTTTCCCAAATCTTCTGCCAGTTATTAATACTCTAAATCTTGAATTATCGCTTATAACTTCTGATTGGGGTTTAGTTAAAGGCATTAGCTAGTCCAAGGCAATGGTTCTTCAGTTTGTGATTCCTCTACTTTATCCTGTTGCCCTAACATATTCTTTCCTAAAAATATCAACATACTTACATTGCCATTTTCACAAGCTCTCCATTGAAGCTGTCTTAATCTCATTTTTTGCTCTGCTCTTCCTTTTGTCAGAAATTCCGAATAACTCTTTTCAAGTAAATCTGGTGAACAACCAAAAAAGTCTGCCATTTCTATATTTGTGCACCCTAATTTTGCTAGATTTGTTAACTGTTTAGTATCTATTTCATATTTCTTTGGTCTTGCCATAATCCTCTTTTTCCCTTTGAGTAAAAGTTATTTCTTATCTGTACCATGCTCCTATAGTATGCCAATTTTGTTCACCAATTTTTGGTTTTGTTTTTACATTCCAATCTTTGAATAAACTAATTAATCTTGGACCTAGTACATTCCTCCATTCTTTTCTAGTAAAATGTATTTCTATAGTTATTTTTTTTACAAAATCTGGCAATGGTTTATCCAGCAAATTGTACTCAGAACCCTCGCAATCCATTTTTATTGTACTGGGTTTTACTCTATGAAGCACTTCATCAAAATTACTAGCATTTACTTTTATTTCTTTTCTTCCTCTAAATGCAGTCGTTGAATATGTTCCATTATTTATACCATTGGTAAGATAAAAACTTATTTCTTTCCTATCATCATTAACCAAAGCTGAATTATTAGGATAAATATTTTCGTATTCATTTACATTTTTTAAAACCATTTGAAAGTTGTTTACTTCTGGCTCATAGCAATGAACCTCTTTTGCACCTTGATTTTGTGCTAAAACTGAATAAGCACCAAAACATGCACCAATATCTAATACTACTTCATTTTTTGGTTGCATCCATTGGTATGTCCTTAATACTTCACCAACAATTTGTTTGTCATAAGAGTTTTCCCTAATAAAGCAATGTTTATATTTACTAATCTTTTGCATTAATTTTCCTTTTTTTCCTTTGGTCTATAAGCCTTACTTCTGGGTATTTAGTTTTTTTAGCTGTATTTCTTTTGCAAAATGCAGGAAATGTTTTTAACAACCATTTTACTGCTTTTTCCTCATACTCAACTGTTCTATAAGTTTGTATTCCACCACTTTCAGAATAATATTTTGTTTTAGGTGCAACGTAATTGAACCTAGCAACACCACCATCATTTATATAATACCTTATACTTCTTTCGTAATCTTCTTTGCCGTACTCGGGTTTTGCAGAAACATAACACTTTTTTTCCCGAGTATTTTTCCAACCATAAAAACAAGCTACAATATATTTTAGGTTAAATGATACGTTTTGTTTTAAAAAAAAGGGATTTAAAACTGGATTTACACCCCATAAATCACATTTATTAGTTTGTGATATATAAAAAGCATTTTTAATAAATTCATCTAAATCAATAAGTTCTGTAGTTTTCTTATCATTTATTTTAGTTTGTAAGGAATCAATATCGTCATCAATACCACATATTAATTCATCTTTTTCAAAGTAATCACAAATAAAATTTCGTTGTGTGTTTACATGTTTTTGTTCAGTTACAATAAAATTTACTGGGTAATCCTTTAAACTATTTTTATAAGCATCTAACTCCGTGCCATCTGATAAAAAAATATAAACTTTTTTGAAATCAATATTTGTTTTGGCTAAATAATTAAATGTTTTATTATATATAGTTTCGGCTCTAGCAATGCTAGGAATTGCTATTTTATATTCCATTAAAAATATTTTCCTTTATTTTTTCGGCTCTTTCAATTTCTTCAGGCAATGCAATTTTTTTAGTTTCAGTCTTAGCCCTATTTAACTCATACTCTTTTGTGCCACAATAAATCATTTTTTCCCTATAATAACAAACAATGGATATCCTTTCAAAATAACTTATTTTTTCTGGCTCTGTGTTACCATGAACTTCATGAACATCAAATAAAGCAACATCACCATGCTGTATATCAAGTCCAACACCATATTTAGGCAATACTGTTTGGAATCCTTTATATTTGCCCCTAGAAATTACACCTAAATTGCCAAAGCCCTCTTTTAAATCTCCTGCATCTTTATGACCTGCTGTTCTAAAATTTTTATTAACTGTAACAGTCGTAAAGGCTGTATCTTTTATAATAAAATCTTGAGAAGAAGCATCAGCCATAGCTTTTTGTATTTTGTATCTATGAGGTGCATATTTTTTAAAAACTCTATCAACTGCTTGAATATAAGGGATACAAAGATTGTATTCGTTAAAATGTGACTGCGAAAAAGCTGTTGTCCTACAATAAGGAATTCTTGGGTATCTATCCATGAAACCTATTATAGAGCTGTGTACTGGTAAGGAATAACTTGTTTTTGATAATTTACCATTACTTAAGATAGGAATATATTTACTGCCATTAATTTTACCTATAATTCTTCCATCTACTTTATCACCTACTTTATAAATTTTATCTAAATCTCCAGAAGCTGAACCCCTATTATTAGATTTTTGTGCAGATTTCCTAAAAGGTATCCTTGCATTTTCTAAAATATCTTGAGGAACTGCTTTTTTCTTTAAAACACATAGTAAATCGCCATTCTCTTTATAAACTTCTGTATCTTCCGTTATTAAATATTTAATATGTTTTTCTGTTAAAAATTTACCAATAAAGCTATCAGCTTCTGCGTCGGTCATAATTGGTTGTAATTTTAAAGTTTTCATTTTAAATTTTTTTCCTCATTTAACACACAAAGCATTACAGCATCAGATATGTTGTCAATTTTATTAACTTCTCTGACTTTTTCTATTATTTCTCTAAATCTTTTTTCATTTTCTGGGTCATAAAATAATTGTATCATTTTGACATCATTTAATAAATGATTGTCATCTTGAACTACATCAGCTATCGGCTCAATAAAATCTATTTCTTCTTTATTAAATAAATTATCTAATTCATCATTTGTAAAACCAGTAATATTTAAATCTATATCAAAATCTAAAAGTTTATTTAATTCATCCTGTAATAGCTGATTATCCCACCCTGAGTCCTCATTAACTCTATTGTCGGCTATTCTATAGGCTTTTGCTTTAGCTTCGTTTAAATCGGCTATAACAATCGGAACTTCAGTTAACCCTAATTTTTTAGCACCCAGTAACCTAGTATGACCTACAATGACAACCATATTTTTATCAACGACTATAGGCTGTTGAAACCCAAAATCTTTAATTGAATTAGCCACCTTTTCAACAGCTTGGTTTTTTCTAGGGTTTTTTGCGTAAGGTATAACTTTTTCAATAGCAATTTGTTGAATATTCATTTTATCCTCAATAAGTATAATTTCTATTTTTAGCTGTTAAACCAGATGGTATAGGTCTATGGTCTCCATTTCTGTTTTTAGCATTAATGTAATAATCCGTATAACAAGCATAATCTACTTTTCCAAGCCTATCTAATTCAGCCAATTCTGGCGATATGTCCTCAAATCTACATCCATCATCTTCATATTCTCTGTTTTTAAGTTCTTCATGTATTTCTTTTAAATCAATATAGTTTTCGTTTATTCTGTTATATCTCATTTCGCCCTCGCTAGTTTCAACATCAAAAAACATTCTTTCCTGCTAAAATTATACCTATTTATCAGATACTTATGCAACTTTTTAATATTTGTTTTTGCCTTTATACAAAGCAAATAACCATAGTAAAATCTTTGTATATCTCTTTTAGAATAAGCATCGCCTATACATTGGAAAACAGTTGTATTTCCTTTAATTAAGCTCATTGTTGTCATTTTTAAACTCCTCCATTTCAATTTTCAATGCTTCTTTGTATACTGTTAAATCAAATATAGCATCGTTTAAACAGGACATTTTTTCCGCATCATCTAAATCTTCATATGATTCTAATAATTCTACCCATGCTTCCTCTTCCTCTTTGTAATAATTTATAGACATTATTTTCATATTTACCCCCTAAAATCTAAATATTGTTTAGCTTCTTCTTTTGT